ATTGTGGTAGAGGGTGTGTTTGATGCAATCGGCATTGATGGCATTGCTGTAATGGGAAATCATGTTACGCCTGAACAGGCACACTTAATTGAGCGATTAGGTAAGCGAGTAATACTATGCCCTGATAGGGACGAACCCGGCAAAGAACTAATCGATGAAGCTCTTGCGCTAGGTTGGGAAGTGAGCTTTCCACCATGGGACAAAAACGTCAAAGATGCAGCCGATGCAGTAGCTAAATATGGTAGGCTTCTTACAGTTGCTAGTATCATTAAACACTCTACTGACAACAAAATTAAAGCGCAAGTAAAGGCAAAGATGCTATGAAATTGTTTGTTAATGGTTGCAGTTTTACTCATGGACATAAAGATTGGGGCAAGAGTATGTTAGCAACAGACTGGGTCTGGCCTAGTTTGATGTCTGATAAGTTTAGTGAAACTGTTAACCTTGCGTGGCAAGGCGGAAGTAACAACAGGATTGTTAGGACTACATTAGAATTTTTTGATAAAATTAAAGATCCTACTGATTGGCTTGCAATTATTCAATGGACCAGTCCGTATAGCAGAACCGAGATGTATGATGCAAAAACAAAAACATATTTTGGATATTGTGACGGCTCCGATGAACCTGTTTTCGACCTAACTGCAAATACAAAATTTGTTACCATTCCGAAAGATTTTTATCGGACTATTCAGCTATATAAGCAGACTACTATTATTAGATCTCACGTAGAATTACAATCTAACTTTATACATCAAAATTTTTTGCTTTCAGAATATTTTAAAAGACGCGGTATTAAATTTGTTTTTGTGTCCTTATCTTCGTATTCATTTATTCATCCAGAAAATGAACATCCGCTGGTCAAACATTTGTCTAGAGAAAACTATTTAGATACGACATTAACATCATTTATTAATCCAAATGCTAAACATCTTATTGAAAGCGACACTGATTATCATCCTAATAAAGCAGGACATAAAGTGATTGCAAACTATATAACTAAAGAACTTGAGGCGAGAAACTATCTATGAGCGATGTAAAAGAATACACAGAAGAAGTGCAAGAACTTTTCTTGCGATTCCTAATTAGCGATCCAGATTTGTTTGCCCGTTGTCAGAACATTGTTCGCAGTGAATTCTTTAATCGCAAGTTTAAGAATACTGTAGACTTACTAGTAAGCCACAGCACTAACTATACTAGTATTCCTACCATTGAGCAGATTAATGCAGTAGGTGGACTTAACTTAGAAAAGATTGAACACGTAACGCCAGATCACCAGAACTGGTTTATGGATGAGTTTGAAACTTTCTGTAGACACAAGGCATTGGAAAAAGCAATCATTGACAGCACTGACTTACTGGAGAAACAACGTTACGGTGAAGTTGAAACTAAGATCAAGGCTGCAACACAGCTAGGATTGGTTAAGGACCTAGGTTTAGATTACTTTGACAATCCTAAAGAACGACTTGAGTGGATCAAACAGCAAGCCGGCGCTATTAGCAGTGGATGGAAAGGCATTGATCAGAAGCTGTATGGCGGACTTAACAGAGGCGAGATCACAATCTTTGCTGGAGGCTCAGGCGCAGGTAAGAGTTTGTTCTTACAGAACTTTGGTGTTAACTGGAGTCTAGCAGGACTCAATGTTGTTTACATTAGTCTAGAACTTAGTGAGCAACTTATTAGTATGCGACTGGACAGTATGGTAAGTGGATATGCCGCAAAAGAAATTATGCGTAACGTAGATGATGTTGACCTTAAGGTACGTATGAAGGGCAAAGGCGCAGGCAAGTTTCGTGTTAAGCAAATGCCTAGCGGTATTAACGCTAATGACATTCGTGCATTCTTACGTGAGTATGAAATTCAAAGCGGTGTTAAGGTAGACTGCTTACTTGTTGACTACTTAGATCTTATGATGCCTATTGCGGCAAAGATCAGCGCAGAAAACTTGTTCGTTAAGGACAAGTACGTATCAGAAGAATTGCGTAACCTAGCTGTTGAAAGACAGATGCTATTAGTAACAGCATCGCAGTTAAACCGTGCAGCCGTTGAAGAAATTGAATTTGACCACAGTCACATTGCAGGCGGTATCAGTAAGATCAACACAGCAGATAACGTAGTGGGTATCTTTACCAGTAACGCTATGCGTGAGCGCGGTCGTTATCAGATCCAGTTCATGAAAACACGTAGTAGTAGCGGTGTAGGCAGCAAGGTTGATCTTAAGTTTAACCCTGATACACTACGAATAGAGGATCTAGAAGAGGGCGACGAGGATTCACAAACAGTTACTAGTGCGGGCCTACTAGATCAACTTAAGCGTAGTGGTAGTATTAAAGCAGAAGAACCCCAAGCAGCAGATACTGTAAGTCAGAGCTTACAGCTTCGTGACTTTCTAAAAGCCAAAAAGTGATAAATACTTACACTGGAGCCTTAAAGGAAAGTTATGAGCAAGTATCGTAGCATTATCGAAGAACTAAATCAAATATCAATTGATAGGGACCGCAATCACGTAGTTGAAAATCGCGGTGAGCATGTTATTCGTAGTGCTATTAACCTTATCGAGCAGATGGAGCGTTATTATGATGCTGAAACTGCTAAAGACCTTACCAATAGACTGATTAACAGCATCAAGGGTAAGGATGGTACAAAGTTTTCCCGAGGCATTAAAAAAATTATAAAAGAAAGCCAAGGGGACGACGATGCGTCTTTATGAACTAGAATCTGACTTTGATCTAACTAAAAAAGCCAAGAAAAAGCTATTTCCGAGTGGCCCAACATTTAGCTGGGATCCTGCTAAGAAGCAGTGGCTTAATCCTGACGGTACACAAGTAGCCAGAGATGTACACTTTGACTTAATGAAGTCTGTAGGACTAGATCCACAGGGAAATAAGCTAAAGCCTGGCATGCTTGATAAGATTAAAGGTGCTTGGACAAAAAGTGGTGCAGGCATTGATCCTAAGGCTAGTGCATTAGGCAAAGTAATGGGCCGTGTAGGCGGCGCAATTGGTAACATGATTGGTAAAGCTGTGCGTCCTAAAGATGCAGACGGCGATGGTCAACCTGATGCAGATGCAGACGGCGATGGTCAACCTGATGCATCAGCAGCACCTCAAGCGCCAAAACCCGGGCAGGGCGATACCCGTCAAGGTGCAGTACAAGTAGATCAAGATTTAGGATCAATTGTACAACAGATGAGATCCTACAAACCAAATCCTCAAGCTAAAACTTTACCTGCAAAAATGGTTCAAGGTGTAGAGAACGACATGAAGAACATGCGTACTAACAAGGACTGGGCTGTAATGACTGGTAAAAAAATTCTTAGTTTTTCTAAAGCCGGGTATAATGTTGATGCTCTGCAAAAGAAATGGGCTCAAGAATATGCAATTGGTTCTAAACAAAAGATTATGCAAGACCAGTTCAGCGAAGAACTAGAAGCTCTTAAAAAACTAGCAGGTATTTAAAATGCGATTTATTGAAATATCAAAACCATTAGTAACCTCAGTTATCAGTGAGAGTCTTTTTGAATCTAAAGAGGGTAAAAATACTCACCTTGAACACTTAGAAGATAATATCTTTAACAAGGGCTTTGCTGGTGCTAAAGAAGCAGTAAACTATCTTTATAGCTTACATGAAATGCTAGAAGGACACGCTAAAGCACCTGTTAGTATTACTACTAAGTGGGACGGTGCTCCTGCTGTGGTATGTGGTAAAGACCCCGCTACTGGAAAGTTCTTTGTAGGTACTAAGGGTGTGTTTGCACAAGATCCGAAGATGAACTTCAGTGTTGCAGACATTAAAAACAATCACCCCGCAGAAGGCTTACAAGAAAAACTAATTGCAGCACTAAAGAATTTAAGTAAGCTACAGTGGAATACAGTAGCACAAGGTGATTTACTATTCACTAAAGGCGATATTAAAAGCGCAAACATTGACGGCGAAAACTATATTGTGTTTAAGCCAAATACAATTACATATGCAGTTCCAGCTGACAGTGATTTAGCAAAACAAATGCTAGCCGCAGATATTGGTATTGTTTTCCATACAGAATATGTTGGCGGTCCTACACTAGCTGATACTAAAGCCAAGTTTGGTTTTGACAGCGGTAGCTTAGGTAAAACACCTAGTGTGTGGTATAGGGATGCTACCATTAAAGATTTAAGCGGTACAGTTACACTTACTAAGGCAGAGAGTGCTGACATTATGGGTGCTATCAGTGAAGCTGACAAGTATCTAAAAGGTATTGATTCAAATACTTTTGCTTGGTTAGAGCGCGGCTCTGATGTTATTGGTAAAGATTTTGTACAGCAATTAAAAGCGCATGTCAATAACCAAGTGCGACAAGGTGCGTTTGACAATCCTACAAAGTTTGCACAAGGCTTCGTAGAAAAATACATTAACTTCATGACCAAGACTATTGAAAAGTATAAGACGCCGGCTAAGCAAGATGAAGCCCGTGAGAAGATGGTGCAGGGTGTTAAGTTTATTAAAGAACATGTACCTCAGATCGTATCAGTGTACGATCTATACTTAAAGATAATTGAAGCTAAGGTTAAACTGTTAGGTAAGCTGTCAACTATTAGTCAAATCCCAACATTCATTGAAACTGAAAATGGTTATCAAGTAACAGGCGAAGAAGGCTTTGTTGCTGTTGACCGTATGGGTAACGCACTTAAATTAGTTGACCGTTTAGAATTTAGTAGACTAAACTTTGGCAGTGGTAAACCTGGAGCATAATAATGCAACTAGAGTTTATTGATACGGAACTTTGCGAAAGTAGACTTTATAGGACTACAAGAAACTTTACTAAGTTTAACGGTAGAGATATTGCAGACTTGTTATACTTGAATACTATAGCTGCCTTCATGATGACTAAAGATGCCGCGCAACGAGAGTATGCAATAGGATACATTAGCAAAACTACTCAATACGGAAACTATACATTATTTAGAACTCATGCTACTGATTTGTACTTGTTAGCTTACCAAGTATCTCATCCTAAAAACAAAACAGTTGATTTAGAAGATAGTTTAATTAGTGATAGATTCTTAGAAGGTTTAAATTTTGATTACAGAGATCACTGGAAATTTTTACGTGAAGTAATTGGTACTGGAAACGAATCTTTAGGTAGAGCAACGTCATTTTTTTATCGTTTAGAACAGCAATTAAAAATAAGCAATCCTAGATTTAAGCAGCTACGCAGATTAATCCTTGATTGGGCTAATTTAAAATACATTCAACAACAAATGGTAGTTGCTACACTAGCGCATGAACTCAGGAAGAAAGGTATTGGTAGTGAACTACTAAGTCCTATCAACACCATGCTTAAGTATAGAGATTATCGTGTAAGTGACGAAACAACTGACGTTCCGGGCTTAGGGACTAAGATAGCAGGCGCCGCAGTTGGTGCAGCCGCCGGAAGAGCTATAGGTAGTAAAGTGGCTACTTCTCTGGGCAAAGACGAAGATAAATATAAAAAAGTAGGCACCGGCATCGGCGCAATTGCAGGCTACTGGGCAGCAGGTAGAAGAAGACAGCGATGAAAATTAGTGATATTATTACAGAATCTATAGATCAAAAAGAAGCTAATGAAGTGTATAGCTCGTTGATTGCTGATGGCGATACTTTAATAGCAAAATATTTTCAGCAAACTAGAAACAGTCCAAAGTACAATAGTATCGACAGTGCATTAAGAGCAGCAGAGCGCATGGCTTTTTCTGATGAACAAAAACAATCAGTGAAACTAACAACTAAAGATGTAGTTAAGCCTCAACCTTCTGTTAAAGCACCTAAAGCAGAGCCAAAGAAAGCGGAACGCAACCCAGAAGATTGGGGCGATCGTTTTTACGGCAATAGATATACTGGCAGTTTAGGTAGGGGTGCTAGTTTAGGTGATGTTGACTTAGATATTGACTTTGACCAGCAAGGATTAAAAACTATAGGTAATACTATAGGTGCTGCTAAAGCAGTAGTTAAGCCTTTTAGTAATCTAGCAAAAGCGTTTAAAGCGGGTATGAACAAAGCACCTATAAACGCTAAAAAATAAAAATTTGATAAATAATGTTATAGCTGTATTAACAGCGAAAAATATTAGGAGAATAACATGCCTCAAGTAAGAGTAAACGGCACAGCCGCAGAAGGTCAGTTTCTAACTGGCGCACTAACATGGTTCAGAATTGACGAAGTAGACGGTACAGCAAACATTGCTAACTTCGGCTTCACATCTGGTTCAGCAGATCCAGGTGAGAAAGCACTAAATGCTTTCGCAACAGTTGCTAACCCAGT